ATTCATCAGCAGGTAATATTGAATTACTTTCTAATATAATATTATAAGGATTATCATCGGAAGGCCTTTTAAATTTAGGTTGGTTAAAGTGAAAATCGGATAAGTCTACAACCCGCCTCATAACAACATCACGAACATACTTAATTGCTGCATCGGAGTTATATCCATTTCCTGATCTATATGTTGCAGATGTAGGAATTTCATCATCCCAATCATAACCTTCACCATCCGTTCCCTTAAAATGTTTATAAATCTTATCAAAAGTGGTAGATAAATCATTATTTGCATTTGGTATTACGTGTTGATATGATTCCTCGGCTAATGTAAAACTAGCTTGAATTTGATCTGGATTAAATCGTTCAACTTTTGTTACAATATCAGTGCCTAGTAGCTTTGGATTAAAAGTAGGTGGAATAGTTTTAACATGAAAAAAGTTTGGAATTGAAAATGTACCACCAATCATTTGTTTTTGAAACGTTTCATCTGTTCCTTGAATAAATTTTATTTTTTTAGATAACTTTTTTGCATTTGGTTGACCTGCTGAATCTAATGTTTCTACAAATTCAACAAAACCACCAAGTTCTGGTGAACTTTGTACTTTTTTATAAGTTTTAGATAGATTATAGAAATCTCTTAAATATTTTTCATTTGCTATATTTTGTGGTAATAATCTAATCTCGGTTCTATCTGGTGATATTGAATGAATTAAGTATTTATTTTCTTTTAAAAACAAATCATTATCAATTCGGTTTACATCAGCAGGATTGTTGGGATCAAATTCTCCAGTATATATTTCACCATTAGTATCAACTAACATGGTTTCATACGAACCAGCAGTTTGTCTTAAAAAATTATACTTTACAATAAACTTACCTCTGTCATATCCTAATCTTCTTAAAATAGTTCCTGTTTTTAATTTTATGGTATAATTATCATTTTCTATTTCATCAAAATTTACTATATTAGACTCAAGTAAATTTTCTTCCATATCATGTACTAACACTTCTACATAATCAGTTATATCATCCTGATATTGGTCTTGTCCAAAAGCACCACCCAAATATGCATTTTCATCTGCAGTTAAATCTAAACGTTTATTGGTTAATACACGTAACTTATCTTTTTCACTTAACTTAGACATCAGTCAATTGGCTCCCCATCGGGTATTGTATTTAATGTATCTATATCTGTAGTTTTTAAATCACTCCAATCTGCACTAGAACCATAAAATGATGATAAACTTGAAAAAATTCTTTTTTGATTTTCTTCTATTTTCCATTTTCTAGTATCTTTTACATTTTGTAATGTTACATACATACCATTTTCTATTCCTGTTGGTAATGTGATTGCACTGGCAGGTTCAAATAACTCGGAAATAGACCTGTCAATAAAGTTGTCTAACTGAGCTGTTTTTATATTTTTTCGCAACTGACCAGTTTGTATTGTTTTAGAATACTCCGTAATTCGTTTCATAAAACCCTCTGAGGCTGGTATGAAATCGGGATCAGAACTAAAAGCAACGGTTTGTGATACTCCAAAATCACTCGCTTCTAACTCAGCAACATCTAATTGTGTTTCTAAAGTAGAATACGTTGAATTATTAGTAAAAGTTGCAGACTCAATTCCTTTACCAGTATCCAAATCTTCATACGATAACAAAAAATTCTCTTTATTTCTAAATTTATTTAACGCACCTTGTATTATATTTTTAATATATCCACTTCGTAACTTGTCTCTAAAATTAGTATAAATAGTCAAATCTTCTAACTCATCTGGTCTGTATGGCATTATAATGTTACCTTAAATGTAAAACCCTCATCAAAATATTGATCTAATTCATCAACCGTTCCACTACCACTTTGAACTCTATATTCTAAAGTATAGTATCTTTCAGGTTGATAGCCATCTAACCAAAGGTTAAAATAGTTACCATTTGAATCACAGCTTAGTAATGAACCACTACCATATGGTACGACCACATCATGTGTTTCTGCGTCTCTAATAGAATAAAATGAAGAAGCACTTGGTAGTGTTTTTACAATTAAATTTGAGGGTGTTGTTGAATATGTTCTTGTAGGAAATCTTTCTCTACAAACTAATCTAAATCTTACTTTTGATTTTTCTTTATATTCAGGTCTTAATCCTTTCATGTAGATAACGGAGTCTTCTAATGCCGAACCTGTTATGGGTGATAAAGAACCAGTTGACCACTTGGAGTCATTCCAAACTGTTTCTAATGTGGGTGGATATTTTGTGTGTGTATCTGATGAGAAAAATGATAAGTTACCAAATCTAGTTGTACTACCCTCATCACTACCACTATCTAAATTACCGATACTACCACTTCTTTTTACCATAAAACCATCATTTGATACTGAATTGTCTAACCACCTATTAACAATATCAGTAACATTAATTCTTACATCTGAAGTTCTATGATTTAAAGAGTGTGATGCTTCGTATCCACTTCCACTATGCCATTGTCCACCTGAAGAACTAATTTCACTATGCCAAAGAGTACCATCTGTTTGTCCATCTTTATAATACCAACTACACCCTTCATCAGTTACCGGATTATCATATGACCTACCATCACCTGATATCCAAGCACCATTGACAGGATATGCATATATACTTTGAGAAGTTGCTAATTCTGTTGAGTTGGCGTCATATAAGTTTAAATAAAATGATGGATTGGTTATTGTATTTCTAACTATTGATGATGAAATATAATTTAAATTAAATCTCATCAATATACGAGAAACATTTACAGTTGCTCCAGTATCACTAACTTCTTTTTTAATTTCTATTATCTCATCTAATCCAGCATTTAAACTACTACTAGCTTGATATAAAGTTGAATCTTTTTCTGCGAATGTAAAATAATGCATCTGTCTACTCCACTCCTAAGTTATCACCGAGAACTACACCCGTAATGTCTGTATTAGGAAATTTAACTTCAAATATACTTGGATCTAAAGCTGGGTATAAAATACCACCTTTAAGTGAAGAATTTATATCATAAAAATTACCAGAATACCCATCATCAATTTTATATTTATTTTCTATTAAAATTTGTAAATTTTTTGGATTATTAATTTCAGGTGAAACAACTGTTGCGACACCTTCTATTAAAGATAACTCATATGCAATATCACCTAATACAATTGGTTGACCTATTTGCCATCTATCACTATCAAAAAAATCTTGTACTGTTGTTATACACCGTAATAATACTTCATTTTTATTAAAACCTAGTCGTGTTAATATAGCAAAACTTACACCTATATTAATAACATATGCATTTTTAATATTAATTGCATCTGTAACCAATCTATACTGTGACAGATATGTTTTTAGATTTTGTTTTGCTATTTGTGTTAATGGTGATAAATTTTTATTACTGTCAAATCCAAGTGTATACATATCCAATGCTAATGGATTTGGTATTTTACTAACTTGTAAAGCTTTTAACTCTGTACCAACATCGGCGTCTGTTATCTGTCTGTCTAAAGTTTCAAGCATACCAGCTCTATTAAGTTGTTCATCTTGAGACATATGAATCTTTGCAACTGTACCGTACTTTGGTGGTAAAGAATACGCTCTTACAATATAATCATCTTTAGTAACAGCTCTCTGTTGTGCTTGAAAATGTCCTAATGCAGTTTCCCTAACTTCTCTAACAGTTTGACCCGAAGAACCACCTGTAGCTGGTGCTGGGTTGGTGAATCCAACAGAATCTTTTGATTCTTGAAGTAATGAAGTTTCTAGTAAACTCTCTTCTATTTTATAACTGATATTAGATATATTAGTAATATCGTTAGAATTTACGTTATCATTTACACCACCACCATGTGAATATCGTATAGTGAGTGTTGTATTAGCGGGTGCCAATCCAAAAGTACTTGTTTTCAAAAAATTACTAGGATCGAATGCCGTAGTAAGATATGAAGGGCTACCTGGTAAATTTGAACCAACAGTAGTAGGATTCGGAATTATCTCTTCATCAGGATTATCCGATGTTCCAGCTCCAAATCTTAAAACAGTTTCATCTCTATCATTTATATAAGTTGTAAATCTTCTAGCCACCCTTTTAAGTTTTAATATATAAGCTACAGTTTCTCTATCACCAACAGATGATGGATCGTTTGCACTATTATTTTCCATCTCTTCAAATATAGTATCTCTAGCTAATGAATCTACCTCATACCATTTATTACCATCTGAATCTGTACACGATAGTATTTCTATAACATCAGGATTATTTAATTTTATTTCAGTATATTTTTCAGCAGAATTAAAATCAAAATAATTTATGGATATTTCTCCACTTTGAGCTTTAACTTTTTTCTTTAATAAAAATTTTGTTGGAAATCCATCATTGGTTTCAAATATAGATATATCTCTTCTATCATATGAACTAGAATATTTAAAATTAACATCTTCTACTGTTCTAAATGTTCTACTAGTTGCTGCAGATTTAATGACAGTATCAGAATTAATAGTTAGTGCATATCTGTAATCTGGTTTATTATTTAAAGCTGGTATAGTTTGAAAAACCTCTAATACAGCGGTTGCTGCAGAAGTTGTTTTTGGTTTATATCCAAAAGACTGAGCTATGTTATAAACATTTCTTTTTTCTTCAGCATACGCTAAGAGTGATTCTCTAAACTGTGAATCTATATAATAAGACAGAACATCACCAACGTAAGCAGCCATTTCAATAAACATCATTCCTGGTGAAGCTTCATTGAAATCATTATAAGTATCTGGAAAATATTGTTTAGCAAATTCAATTAAATTACCTTTAAAATCATTAAAATCTTTGTTAAGATAATTTACCGTTTTTACTGAATCTTTTTTTACAGTTGTTCTTGCCATTGTATTTTCCTATTAATATCTAGTTGCAGCATAGCCTGTATCTATTGTTATTTGTCTAAAAGTTTCTGCATTAAGTGATGTGGAATATTTTATTTTAACAAAAATATTATTGGGTGCATCTTGTTCAGAAAGTGTTTCAATATCAAGAATGTTTATGTATGGTAACCATGTAGTTACTGCTTGAATAATTATTTCTTCTATTTTATCTGGTAAATCATCATCCCTTTGTTCAAAACAAACTTCTCTTAATCTACATCCAAATTCCACATTACCAACACGTTCACCGGGATGTGTTAGTAATAAGTTTTTTAAATTATGTTCAGCTTGTTGTATTGAATTTTTAGTTAATGCAAAATTATTAATATTATCAGCACGTAGTGGAAATGACAATCCAACAAATGTTCTTGGATCTACATCTATTTCTCTAGCACTTCTTGGCATTATCTAAGCCCTCCTTGTTTCTTATTGTCTAAAGCTTTCATTAACTTACTATAGTCTTTTGTCAATGCGTTGGTTATATGTTCTGGAACATCACTAACAGTTTTACCAGCCTTTTGTAAAGTATCAACTGCAACCATATCACGTTTTCCTTCTTCTGTTTGACCATATCCCATTAACTCTTGCATCTTTGATTTATCAAAAGTTCCACCACCCATTGTTGGATATTCTTCAAAATCATTTTGTTTTTTACTTAAACCAACAGTTTCATTTAAAACATCATTTAAAGATTTGTTTTTAGTATACTGTATTTCTTCTTCAGGTTCTAAAATTTGTGGTGATATAATATCAGCTAATACTGGTGTACTATCTTTTAAAGGTGTTTGTTCCTTTATAAATATCTTCTTAACTTCTTTTTTTACTTCTCTACGAACAACTTCTTGTATTACTTTTACAAGGTCTTTTTTGGTCATGATAACTCCTATGCTGTTTTTACTGTTTTACTTAAATATGTTCCGAATCTTATACCCGCTTCTAATTTTAAATTTAATTCTATTAACCGGTTGTTTTCTTCAGTTAAAGCTTTTATTTCATCTACTGTTTGTGGTGTTGCTGGTTGAATAGTAGCTAATGATGCAATCGATGCTGTATTTTTAACAACCGTTGCATTATTTTTTGGTATTTCAAGTTTAAATATGTCATCAAGTAATTCTTTTAAACTATCACCCTTAACAACAGATTCTATTTTTGTTTCAACCGAACTACCCAATCTAACATCATCTCCACTAATAAATATACCGTTAGATTTTATTAACACTTTTTTTCCTTCAACTCGTTGGGTATCAAATAAACCACTCATACCATTAGATAATAAGTAGATAGAAGAATCATCATTATCAATTTTTTCTTGTCTAAAAGCACCATTTGATTCATCAACGTGAGTAGATATTTTTATAACAGGTTCAACTTCAGTTTTAGGTGGTTTAAATAATTGAGCTGATGGTATTTCTCTAACATAGTTGTCAAAATGTATTGCCTGTCCAAATCTACCTTCAAAAATAATAGAACCCTCTTCGATTTGTATTGGTTTTGTTTTTTTTCTTTTAAATTTTTTTCCAAATTTGATATCATCTTGAAAATTAGTAGCTACACCAGAGATAGCATTTTCATTAATAGAACTTTTTCTGTTTATAATACTTGTATAATAATGTTGTCCATTATATTCTACACAAACTACGTGTTCACCAATTACAGGAACTGCTGTAATATGAGGTGTCAATGATTTTATAATACCAGGATCCTCACCACTAATAATAAAAGTTCCTCTAATACTGTCTCTATCTTCAGGATTGTTTAATAAAACTTCACTTACCTCTAAAGCTTCTGATTCATGATATTCATATTGAGTTGCTTTAATTAATTTTTTTATGTAAGAACTAATTTGAGATGGAGTTGATAAACGACTTAATTTCATGTCGGTTGGAACTTCTAAACCACTAGTTTCTTTAAATGCCATCTAATTACCTTTAGTTACATTTTCTATTTTATTATGTATATTATCAGACGCTGTTTGTATGTCCTTTATAGTATCTTCCATACCAGAAAGTAATTGTTCTTTTTCTGTATCAGATAATCCAAACTCATCTTCAGAACTACCTTTACCTTCAGCGGAAATAAGTCGTTGAACAATACCAGCCATCTTAACAAGTTGGTCATCGTTCTTTACATTGATTTCAAGATACTCTTTTATCATTGGTACAATCTGTACAGCAGTATCTCCATCTTTAATGAATTGAACAAGTTCTTTTGTTAATACATCAAGTTGTTTTCTGTTGAATGTTGTATTGTCGTAAATGTCTTTAAATAATGATGATAGTGATTTACCATCGAATATTTCATAATCTATACTCATAGTTGAACCTATATGTTTTTATATAGTAATAAATATATCGTTTTCAAAAAAACACAATATATAAATATATATTGAAATTTATTATTAAATGAGATTATAATTATATACGAGGGTTTTTATTAACCCTTTTTTTCTAACTAACGGGAGATAACCATGAAGGAAGTAATAACAATGGTTAAGGGATATATAGATGACATAGTTCATTTATTGGTTTCCTTTGTAGCCGTAGGTGCTGTTTCTGAAGTAATATTCGGAAGTGGTATCTTTGGTGTCAATGTTATTGGTAACCTCACATCCATCATTAATAAGTTCGGCGAGTCGGGTTTCGCTGGGCTTGTCGCCTTATTGGTGTTGGTGGGTTTATTTCGTAAGTAGGTACG